ATTCTCAAAATCAACGGTTACCCTGTTAACTTTCTTAGGCTCACTGAAGTTTGGCCCGTTTTGCAATGGCTGATTAAGCGGCATAGTTTCCAAAATAGGATTAAACGCAAGCCCTACCTCTGTGGTAGTTTTGGCGGCATCGACCGTGACCTGACCGCCAGTAACTACTGCGGTACCCTCGAAAGCTCCGTCACCCACAATGCGAACCGTTAATCCTTCTAAGTGACCAAGTCCTGTAAATGTACCGCTTCCAGGGGTAGCTTGGCTTACACCCATATCGGTTACATTGCTAGAATTCATACCGACCACATAAGTAGTAGTGCCTTTTGTAACTAATGCGAATAGGCGATCATTAATAACCCCAACGTCAGTGAAGTTAAAACCGTCCTGCATTGCCCACAAGGTAAAGCCTGAAATACCCTCGGCTCCCAAAGAGTTATAAACGAGTAAAGTTCCATCATTATTCACAAAGTAGGCGTAGTTAGCGTCAACCTGTACGTCCCCACGTGTAGCGGCCATCCTGCTAGGCGAGCTAACCAAGTGTGGAGCGAGCAAGGTAATGGAGTTTGAACCATAAATATTTGTAACGTCGCTTGATTGTATAAACTCACGTATAGCTTTTCCAGTTCTCTGCATGTAAAGCGTCGAACCGTCAATAGTAATAGGCCTTACTAATCCGCTCCCAAAGTTTGTTTGTGGGATAACTGCTACATTCTCAGGTGTTACGGGCGAGGTGGGTATATAGAATTCCTGACCAGTGGTAAACACCTGCAATGCACGGTTAGAGAATATACGCTGAATAGCGTTAACCTGGTCGGTATCAAGTGTTACATCAATACCTTCGTCATCCCTGGCCTTTCCTGCATTAAAATTAAAGAAATCATTTACCACAGACCCCCACAGAGTTTGCACTCTAGATTTGGAGCCTCCAAACCACAATCTACCTTCGTGGAATGTTCCAGATACTGGGTAACCACGGGTAACGGACCAAACATCTTCAGCCCTAGTTGTACCAGCCTGTGTTTCTGTGGACGTAACACTAAACGTTGCGACCTGACTGACTACAGCTGTACCAGTTATAAGGTCCCAGTCTTTGGCGGATGATCCAGAGAAGGTCACTGTATATGTAGTTAGGTTTACAGCGACCACTGAGACACCGCTATTTGCTGTATTTGGTAAATCCTGCAAAGCTAACTGCATTTCATTCGCGTTAGTGGTCATATCAGAACTAAATACAATCTCGTCCGTTAGTATTCCTTCCAGGCCTAGCTTATATCTATCCGATGTATTGGTATTTGCGAATACGACTGATTGTATTTCATCCACTGGGGTAGGGCTTGAACCGTCATCGTAATCAAACTGTGGAATATTGGTGAGCGGTAGTAGGATATTTACCCAAGCAACATCGGATAACCTGTTAATTTGGTTGGGTGCTACGTCTGGATGCGTAATAATTATCACATCACCGCTTTGAAATATATCCATTTCCTCGATAACGGCTTGGGTAAACGTCGGCCCAGTTATTATTGTGGCCTGAAAGTCTGTACCATCCTTATAAACTGTAAACTGACCCACTTCAAACACTAATAAATATTGTGCAGTAGTGGAGAATTTAAAGTCGAAAGTACGAAAACCCTGCGTAGGTGTGGTAGCAACGAATTCCACGCCGTCGCGCCTTTTCATTCCGCCTTGTATTAATGGGGTAACGTCCCTGGCTTGGGCCAATCCATTGTAATAGGCTGACAAATCTATACGGCCCACTAGCTTTGGGTCTAACTCACCACTGGAAAAGTTACTTTGTATATTCCAAACCTTAGGCATTAAAAGTTACCATTAATAAAGTCAAAGCCATTAAGGCGTACATCTGTAAAGGGCTGATCTTGAATAACAACCACTGGGTGATTCTTCGCGTCGGCTGCCATAGCTATGGGAAGCTCAGACCTATACTTGTTTTCGTATAATCCGTTCTTCTGGGTATCATTCGTAATGGCAATAGCGAAATCAGCCGCCAGCTTGTACTGTAAAATTTGTACAAAATAAGGGGGCATAGCCTCTGCTTCTACCTTAAATGAATAGTCAATGGCTATTTCGCTCAAGTTAGTAAACAATTTGTCTTCAAAAATTTGGTAATCGCCGCGCGGCTCTGCCCGGTACAAAGTAATCATATCGGTAGGAAGCTGGAAAGCGAATTGCCAATTGTTTAACGGGGTAGCTGTCAACCTATTTAGCTGTTGTTGCTTCATGGAGAAGCGCCAATAAGTCGTGGAAAGTATATATTCCAGGGTTGTGTCAAATAAAGCCGCGCCTACTGTAGCCGCTGCGCCCTGGTCTGGATCTAAACTAGATATGGCGGTATGACCAATCAATTGAGACGCATTGCTGATTATATCAATCTTTGAAGCCATAGAGCACCATATATAAAAAAGGGGCCGAAGCCCCTAGGGGTTAAGTTGAAGTAATAGCTTCGTCTAACGTGTAGGTTGAACCAGAAACATTCACCTGGTTCATGCCGTGGCCGTCCGAACCTATAAGCCATATAATGTCATCAGCCGCCAAACCTGCGTCTACTGCTGAATCAAAATACCCAGAAGCTCGCATTGTTGCTAGTGTTGCCGCCTCTTGGTACATGAATAGGCGACCAGCTACGCTATTACTAACGCTTACCGCCCCTAAGTTATCTACTGAATATGCCATTGGATCACCCCCTTATGTAGTGTAATTAACTCGGATAATACCAGCATTCTCGCGGATAACTGAACCAGCCCGCAAGAAACCGTTACTTAACCAAGATGTTTTTTCCGGTACGTAATCGACCTTAACCATCATGTCGATATTGCCTACTGCATAACCAATTGATGCTTTATGCCATGCGAAAGCTCGTTGATCTGTTACAACTGGTAAGCCGCCTTCGGTACGAGTACCAATGGTTACAAACTTCATACCCATATAAGTGTCGATTTCACCATTTACCAGAGCTTTAACAGTGTTAAAGTCGGAGCTAGTAACCTCAGTAGTAGCAAGCAGGTCGTCTTTACCTTTAGCGGTAAGAGCAATAAACTTATCACCCTCATCAATTTCAAGGTCATCGAAACGACGGTTGATTTCACGAAGCTTAGCTATGGTCATTCCAGCTGCACCGGTTACGATGTCCAGGCCCTGATCTGCTGTTGTCGGAGTAGTGCTATATGTACCAGCATTCATTGCATCGATAATCAACTGATCTTCCCGACGCTGTAAAGCTTTGGCAATTGTTTGCGCAAGCTCTGACATTTCATCGAAGTTAACTTCGTCTTTATCAAAAATATCTGTGAATTCAGGCGCTAACCACTTTTGCAAAGTAGCTGTTTGAGTAGCGTAATCCACATTCATTGGAGTCACGTTTGCTTGAGTTGCTTTTTGATTCGCAATACCTTGACCCATACGTTGGAACCGGTAAGTATCACCAGTTACACCAGTACGCAAGGTTACTAAATTACGTAACCGGCCTTTGGCTTGGTATTCATGCTTAATTAAATCGTCGAATGCCTGGACGGCAGCTGTACTTAAATTGATAGACATTATGTCTTCCTCTTGTTTTACGGTTCTTACTTACCGTGGTGCCTAAGATAGGGACGGTACGCAAGTTATGGGGTACTTGAGTTTTTGTCGCTATCCGGCTCCTAAGAGGTATCGGAATGGATATAGTATAAACTACTTGTGTTTAATTTCCAACTATGTCTAGTTTAGCATGCTGGACTACAACATTGGACGTACTATCATTGTTTGTAAAGATTAGCCTGATATTATCATTGGGAGATAAAACCACATTGGCAACCATGGTAATACTTGTAGGGGTCGAGTTCTCTGTTAGGGCCATTGACTTGGCTAAACCCCCAGAGGGTGAGACCCAATTAATAGCTATCCTACCCTCCAATTGGTCTGTCCCGCCGCCTGATTTTTCTATACCAGAAGTAGCGATTATCTCCACATCGATATCTTTATCACCGGTATATGTGAGAGTCCCGTCAGTTCCAGATGTAAATCTATCTGAAATATCAGAAGCCCAAGCGCCTGCGCCGGGTGTTCCAATCTCTTCGAACTGAGCAATAGTGCCTATCGTAACGGTATTGGCGGTAAGTAGGAATTGATCAGCTACAGACCTAGTATCCGCTGTCTGTGTTACCGGGCTATTATTGGTGAATCTCCACTGGTTAGTCTGGAATCCGTTAGTTAGTCCGCTTATAGGGGTCATTGTGCCGACTAGGCCAAAGGTGTTATTCGCTATTTCAGCCTCAAT